GCTTATATACCCCCCGGCGGATGCCGGACTCGTGCCAACCTTCCACGTTTTCTCGAGGCAGCTGGATACCCGTTCCTTGGTCCTCGTAAATCCTCATCTTGTTGCTCAGCGTCGCCATGGGAAACCGCCTGGATATCTCTGCCGCATGATGGCGTTGCCCTGGTGGAAGAACTCGGCATTGACCGAGTTTGGATTCCCATCCAGGCGGTAGTTCACGGTTGCCTTCCCGGTGCAACCGAAATTCGGGAAATGATGGGATATCGCGGAATAGAACCGCCTGTCGCCTCCCCATCCGCTGTACCATGCCGGGCCCATGGGGATCATGACCTCCCTGCGTATGCAATAGGTAGAGGTATCGACCAGATGGTGCTGATCACCCAGGAAGATGGGCCATCGACCAAGGCTTTCGCAATCGTCGTCACATACGTAGTTACCGTCAGCATCGTGTATTTTTCGGAGGCTATGGCACCAGTGCCATCCGTTGGTCTGGCAGGCGGATACCATCGTTGCCACGTGATCGGGTTCGAACCCGTTATCCTGGTCCAAATAGAGGACGTATTCATGATCAAATAGATAGCTGACCGCGGCATATATTCGATGACCGTACCACCCGTTGGCCCCGGTGTTGGCCGGCAGGGTCATGGTCTTGATGACCGGATATTTCCGGATGATCTCCATGGCGCGATCCGCAAATCCGGGACCGTCAATGATCACCCATAGATCGGTCGAGGGATAGGTCTGATTGAGCACGCCCTCGATGGCATGCCCTAGTGTGGCTGATCCCGTTGTTGGGATCACCACGAGTGCGGAGGGATTCGTCATCCCTAAGCATGCAGCAGATCATCCAGGCTGGTCTAGAATTGCCAGCTGAATTTGCTGATCCAGAGATTCCTGGACTCCTCGTCAAGGGAAAGGAACTCCTGCTCCATCTTCCACATGCGGGCCATGAACGGATCGGATATCTCCGGGAACCACCACTTACCGTCCTGGCGCCGGCTCCACGGATACCTACCGTTGATCCTGAACTCGTCCAGTAGCTTGATCAGCAACCATTTGATGTTGTTACCAGCCTCCACGGATGTGTCGGACCTGTCGTATGGTATGGTCTTCATCCATCCTCGTATCTTGAGCTTGATGGCGAGCGGAGTTAGGCCGAATATCACGTTGACCATGTTCGACGACCATACCAGCGTCGATGGATGCTTCCCCACGATGATCGGACAGCCGGGTACATCACGCCGTGCTGGCACCAGATGATCCCTGGTCCCAAGCCACGGTTCCTTCCTCGGATCATGGTTCCATCCGACCGGAGGTCTGGCGGGCGGCGGATAGCATGCCACTCCGGTGTAGAAGCAACGGAGGTCAAGCCGACGGTCGATCCCGTCATTCATCACGGTAGACGAATGAGATGCCGTTCTCCTGCTACGCAGATAATCAGGAGGATCCCATATCCCGATGATACCGGTTGGTATTACCGGTTCATGAACCACCCCGTAGATCTTCTCCCCGAACCTCTGGTTTCTGGATTCCTTGGCCTCATCGTGCTTGGCACGGCGTCGGGCAGATACGGTGATGGTTTGCTCAGGCAGCTCGTCGCTGGATCGTTGAGACATGTATCCGCTTGCCGATCTTGTTCATGGTGAAACCCTTGAGGCTCAGCTCGTTGCGGCTGTCATAATCAGCGTCGATGAGCCCGTTTGCGAACTGCTCGACGTGATTGATGCTGAATCCGTAAACGCCTTCCCTGTCGAGGATGCGCAGGATGACGTTCTTGATGCGGAGATAGCCCAGATCACGCAGCTTCGTCCATTCCAGGCTACCATCCTCCATGGTTACCGACACGATGTCCTGATCCGCCAGCATGGTGGTCAGCTCCCATGCCTCACCCAGATGCTGGATGCTGCGGATGGTGTTGATGTCGGCGATGTCAAACCTGTCCTGGATCACCGGCCACACGCGATTGCGGATGTAGTTGCGATCGTATCGATCGTCGACGTTGGACGGATCCTCGATGCCGGTGATGCCGTGTATCTCGGCCCATGCTTCGATCTGCCCCCTGGTAACGTTTAGCATCGGGCGTAGCAAAGCCACGGAATCGTCATACCAGCAGGGAGAACTCATGCCCATGGCCTTGAGGCCCTTGACACCACTGCCCCTGAAAAGCTTGAGGAGGAAACTCTCGCACTGGTCGTTGGCATGGTGGGCCAGCATCAGCGCGTCTGCCCCGCTTTCGCAGAAAGCCTTGTATCGCGCCCGCCTCGCGGCGTATTCGAGATTGTTTCCCAGGCCTTCCAGGTCGACCTTCTTGACCTCGCAAGGGATATCCAGAACCGAGCATGCTCGTGCCACGTGCATTGCCCACTCTCCGCTGCTTGGATTGATGCCATGATCAACATGCATGGCACGGATCCGAGCCGGAAGCTTGCTTCGATTTTGTGCAATCCAATGTAGCATGACCATGCTGTCTATGCCTCCGCTGACACCGAGCAAGCAATCGGTCTTGCCGTTCAGCAGGGCAGAAACATTTCTGGCATCCATGAGATCCATGTCGTTCTCCATGCCACGAACTTACACGAAGACCACAAGACGTGTCAAGACGATACTACTAGGACCGGTTTTGTTCCTCGATGAATTTCTTGAGGATGCGTGCGGACGAATCATGGTTGATCAGCTGGGAAACACCCCAATGCAGCGGTTCAGGCAGGCTGTCCATGTCACACCACACATATCCGTTGCTTTCCCAGTTGAGGGTTGGTTTGAACTCTTCCTTGATCACGCAGGCGTAGGTGTAAAACCTAAACCTTGGTGCATGGACGTCATTCGTGTAGATCAACCGTAGTGGTTGGGCAGAAGCATCGAACCCGATTTCCTCCAGCACCTCCCTCTTGGCCGCCGCCATTGGCCGCTCGCCTAGATCCACCTTGCCTCCGGGCAGGCTCCAGACAAGGGGCAACGGTACGTACTCGCTGCGCTGTATCAGCAGGAAACGATTGGTTTCCGTTGCGGTGATCAGGCAGCCGGCACCGAGCTTCATCGGTGCTTGCAGATCCTTGGCTTTCATGGCGATATTTACCGATCGACGGCAGGCAGCTTTTTGAGGGCCGCTACCTCCTGGCGATAGATGGCACGCAGCTTGGCCGGGTCCGCCAGGATGGCCTCATATCCGGTGATGGTGCCTTCCAGCTCGGCGACCTTCTTGACCACCTCGTCATAGGCATCCTTTGCCCATCGATAGCTGGCCAGACCGGCGATGCGATCTTTTTGTCCGTCGTCGATGTCGATCTTCTCGGTTATCGCGATTATTTTCGTAATGATCTCAGCCTTGTTGTTTGCCTTGGGAAGGAAACCGGGCAATCCCTTATCATAGCAAGCTTTCAGGGCTAGGTTCCAGTTGAGGTCTCGCGTTGCGTCGGCCAGCAGCTTCTGATACCTTTTGGTATAGAACCCAAGCCGCCATTCCACGAAATCACGTATCAGCGTTTCTGCATCGGCATACTGCTTGATGTTGTTACCATCCCAATCCAGCACCACCAACCGTTCGGTCGTCTTGCTCTTGAGCTTGAGGAACTCAATGGCCTTGGCCTCGGTCCATCCGTTGATGGTACCACGCTTGAACCTAACCTCGATCTTGATGTCCTTGGTGCTGCGGTCGACGTAGGTCTGTATCTGTTCCTCGTCTTCCATCTTGTTCAGCCGGGCCTTGAACTTTTCCGGGCTGAGATCCGGAGGTAGCTCGGTCACGATCACCGTTGATCCATCGATGACCACCTTGCCGGTGAACTCGTATGCGTTGTCACCTATTCCCCTCACGGTGGTCTGTAGATACTCGTAGGCTGGTAGGAGATCGGGCAGCTTCTTCTTCCCGTCGATCGCGGCAATGGTTGCATCGATCAACCCCGAGAGGCTCCTTGGCAGGATCTCCGTGCTCCATCCAACCGCGATACCGCTGACCCCGTTGAGAAGCACCAGCGGTATCAGCGGGAGGAAATGCTTGGGTTCCATCACCGAACCGTCGTAGTTTTCCTTCAGCGGGATGATGTCATAATCCTGGTATATCAGGGCCTCGGTGTACGTGCCCTTCTTGACATAGGTATATCGAGGAGCACCCCAGTCGGTTGGGCCTATTCTCGTGCCGAACGCACCGATGCCGCTGAGCAGAGGGACGTTGTTGCAATACGGTGCTGCCATCAGGGATATGGTATCGGCCGCGGCAGCATCGCCATGGAGATAGATGTTTTCCGAGATCAGCTTTCCGGCCAACGAAACCGTCTTGATCTTCTCGTTGATCGTTTTCATCACGAACAGCGCCTTCCTCTGCGCGTCCTTGAGCCCGTCGCTAACCGATGGTATTCCTCGGCTTTGGCAAACGTAGATCGAATATTCCCTGCTGGTGTCCTTGATGAAGGATGTGGTATCAGAATATGTCATTCCGGTGATCTTTCGTCAATCGTGTGTCATCTTATAGTGTACGAAACTGGCATCGTCATCGAACCCAACCATCCAGTTAAACTCGGTGAATCCTTCCGGATGTCTAAGCTCATTGACGGTGATCCTGGCCGACGGATAATGCGTGTTCAACCATTCCATCTTTTCCGGTATGTCGGTCCTCCCCAGGAGAATTCCAATGACAATGGTTATATTCTCCTGATTATCAGGTAGAGATATACTACCCAGACTTATCTTTTTCATACATCGATCATTAGTTCAGTGCTACCCACGCCTTGCGATCATCGGCGCGAGATCCGTTGAAGATTAGGTCCAGCGCCTCGGCAAGCTTGCCGTCGTCGACGATCGGAATCAACCTGGGGTTGGATAGGCTGTGTATCCAGTCAACCTCCTCGAGGCTACCAAGTCCCTTTGCCCTGGTCGGTTTCGGGGCACCCTTCCAGTCATCCGGGTTGTATTGATGATAATCGTCGGCGTACCAATAGTGTCTCTTCTTACCCTTCTCCTGGATGATGAACGGGGTCTGGAACGCATAGAAGAATGGTTCCTGCTTGGCATCGAAGAGTTCCGGCCAGTGCAGGTAGAAGAAGTTCACCAGCAGCGCAGTGATGTTGGCACCATCCGGGTCCTGGTCGGCGGCAAGATAAACCTTCCCGTATCGTAGATCCTTGCGCTCGGCCTTCTGACCGATGCCGATCCCGATGGCGGTCATCATGTCCGCGATGATCTGGTTGGCCATCACGTCCTTGGGGCTCTCGCCGCGCACGTTGAGGATCTTACCGCGCAGGGGCAGAGCACCATGTATCTCCGGGTCTCGCACGGCCGACACCATGGTCTTGGCACTGTCACCTTCCGTGATCAGCAGGATGCACTTGGTGCGATCCTTGCCGTTGGCATCCAGCAGCTTGGGAACCTTGTTCCTCATCAGCTTGCGGTTTGCCTTGGCTATGTCGGCATCATCCTTCTTCTGCGTCCTCGCAGCGCAGCGGGCATAGATGGCATCCATCCATGCCTTGTTGGCACGGATGATGGTCTTGAAGGTGTTCTCATCCTCCAGGCTGGCCTTGATGTACTTGTCCACCTCGTCATTGATCAACCTGGTCTTGCTCTGGCTGTCGAAGTTCGGAGCATGCATCGTGGTGGTGTTGTAGATCAACAGTCCCTCGGCGATGTCGCTGCGGTTGGGGGTCAACCCGCGCCGCTTGCTTTCTCGCTCCATGGCCTTGAGCATGCCTCCGTAAAACAGCCGCTTGAAGGTGTCGATGTGTTGCCCGCCGTTGAAAGCCGGTATGTCATTGACCGTGCTGTGCAGGTATTCTCCCTCCTCGGCAAAGCCCGGCAGGAGGTAATATGTGCTGTTGAACTTTTCCTCGGCAATGTTGATGATCACCACATCGCGATTGTGGAACATGGTCCGATCAACGCTCTTGCCGACCACGACCCGCTCACCGTTGAAGGTGAACCTC